AGCGCCTGGCCAGGCAACGCTGCCGTTCGTCAACCGGGACGACGTGGCGCCCGGCGTCTACGAGGTCCAAGGGCTGGCCACCTTCGGCGCCGGCGCCGTGCCCTTCACCTTCGTGATTACCGAAGGCCAGGTTGGGCAGGTGACCAGTTCCTCCGGCGCAGTCACTACGGCGCATACTTTCTCAACTGCATTCCCGGCCACGCCTAACTGCGTTGCATCACCCTTGAGCAATGCAGGGGCTTGGTATTTCTCGACCGTGCCGACAACCTCATCCACGGGTATTATCACTTACGCGACGAGCGGCGCTCAGACGTTCAATGTGCAGTGCACCGGGCCGGGAGGCGTGTGGTAATCAACGAGAGGTTTGCAAGCGGAGCATGAACGCGGAATCGGCAGTAATGGCCGGGGCGCACAGCAGGTAGGCCGGGGGAGGGTAAGCATGGGCAGTACCGGAGATGAGGTCATACGAGGGGGAGGCATGGGCTGGATGTGCCCGGATATTCAGCATCCGGGCATTACCGGCTGTCCCGTGCCGGAATTGAAAAAGCATGTTGCGGCGATTGACGCTTCCCTGAACAGCACGGACGTAAACAATCCCGGACTGGCAGTTCGTTTCGGACTTTTCGTAATGCAATGGAAAGAGAGCGAGAAAGAACGCAACATCCAAACCAGCCGATTTCGCTTTTGGGTGATGGCGGGGATAGGCTTGCTGGCTGCGCTCGCAACCATCTACGACGGACTCAAGGCGAACGAGCAGATTCAGCACCATCAGCTTCAATGGCCTAAGTTCGGTACTTCAACTGCTCCGGCGCTCGCCGGAAATAACCAGCCGCCCAGCGCGGCCTACGAGGTGATCCATGACAATCCTTGGTGATACAATCGAACCCGAAGAAGCTCCAGATTTCAATCCTGGAGGCGGCCCGGTCCAATGCGATGTGCCGGCCGAGGAGCCGGAAACAACCGAAGACGAAGATGAAGAATCGGCGTGACCAGCAACAAAAGAACATTGCGCAGGCGCGCGAGGAGGAGCGGGGGATGCTGAATCCGTTCAAACTTTTGGCAATTTACAGCGACCTCAATAAGATTGAGGCCGTAGCAAAGGAGAAGGCGAACATGCAGGTACAGGTTCCGCAGTTAGTGACGCTGCTGGTGAGTTTGTCGGCGACCATTGGTCTGCCGACGTTGGTGATGAGCTGGGTGCATACGCACACCGGCGTGTATCTGGCGATTGTGGCGGCGGCGATTGTATTGCATGCGCTGATGCCGTCGATTTTTGCAGCGCCGAGCGCGGCGGATACGCAGGCGACGGGGCTGAACAAGGTAGGAGTGATTCTGTTGATGATCGGCCTGGGCGCGCTGTGCGCGGGCCAGTTGCATGCGCAGACGACGCCGACGCCGACGCCGACGCCGACCGGCATTACGTTCACTGGCAGTTCGGCGGCAATTGCGCTGCACCACAACGGCAGTTGGGGCACGGGCAACCTGACGACTGAATCGCTGGATTTCATGGATTTCGGAAAAACGAAGTCTCAGCATCTATTTATCGAAGGGAAGGAACTGATCGCATCGAGCGCTGGTTTTAATGTGTATGCCGGCGGCGTGACGATTCAGCCCGATCTGACAAAGCTGCTGGCCAAGACGAATGTGACGCCTGCGAATTTGAGCGTTGCTTTCAACTTTGACGGCGGCGCGGGAATTCCAACTGCGGGTAATTCGCATATCGCGTTTCTCGCCGGCGGCCAGGTGCAATACAAGGCGACTTCGTCTTTGAGTTGGAACGCGCTCCAGGTCCAATGGCTGCGGTATGGATCGGTGAATGCGCCGGTAATCAGCAGTGGGCTATCGTTCATCTTCAAACATAACTGAAGAAAGGAGAAGGATCGCCAGAGCAAGAATGCCCCTCCTGGAGGCAATGCCGGCAGGGGCATTCTGTTTGTGCGGAAAATCGCTTGACAATATCATATATCGGTGTACTATAGCAGGATATGGCTAAAAATCCTCATGCAGTAGCACTCTCTAAGCTGGCCGCCAAAGCGCGCGCCGGGAAACCCATCACGCAAGCGCAAATTACAGCGCGGAGAGCAAATGCCGCCAAAGCTACAGCAGCGCGCCTCGCTAAGCGCAAAATGTGGAAATAAATGTGAAAATCTCTGTAAGTAGATGATTTTATTGATTCATTTTTCTCTTTACACATACTTAGGTATATGTCACTATTGAATCGAAAGGAGCAGCATGGCAAAGCCCACCGAACAAATCGCCGCCGATTTCAAATCGACTCTAGAGGCGCTGAATTACAACGATCCGGAAACAGCCGCAAAGGCAAAGCGCACTTTCAGCAAGTCCGGCCATCACCGGCAGGCGATTCAAATCACAGATGCAGCATGGGCGAAGATTCTCGCCTATGTGGACGCCAACGACAAAGACCTCGACAAATTTCTCACCACGCAGATGAGCAAGATTGCCGACGGCCTGGCATAACCAGCGGGGCGCGAAACCCGTAAATGGATTCACGGCCTCGCCGCCGAATACGAATTCGTGGAGCAGAAATGACCGACACAGCCATACAACGCGCAGCCCCAACGGGCATGGAGTTGCTTGCCGAGATTTCCCGGCGCACGGATTGTCCTCCCGAAGTCGCAATGGCCGTCGCCAAGGCGGGCGTAGAACTGCAAATTCAGATGGAAGAATTTCAGTGGAAGCGTGAAGAGCGGCAGGCAAAGATTGACTTCGACGATGCCCTCAAACGTTGCCAAGAGAAGATTGGGCGCATCGCCCCAAATCGGACCAGGGAGAATGGCATTGCCTGGGCTGACTATGCAGAGTTGGACCGGGTTCTGCGGCCCATCTTCACGGCAGAAGGATTCTCCATCTCATACAGCGAATCAGAGACGCTTCGAGAGGGCAAGGTCTTAATCTGCGCTACACTCTCTCGCTCCGGGCAAAGTCGGCCATACTTCCAATCGGTCACTCCGGCCGGAAATCCGAAGATGAACGCTGCGGATATGGAAGCATCCGGGCAATCGAGAGCGCAGCGGTATTTGCTGCTCAAGATTTTCAATGTGGCGGTGGGGATCGACGCCATCGAGCAAGCGCCTTACGATCAAGAGCAGTACATGGAGCAGGGAGCGGCAGCAGACTTTCAATCGTTGATCGAAGGCAGCGCGAGCGTGGAAGAATTGCAGCGCAACTATTTTGCGGCCCGCGATGCGGCGAATAGTGCTGGAGATGCTCAAGCGGAGAAGCGTTTCGCCGAGGCGAAGAACAAAGTTTACCGTCGCTTGGCTAAGGAGAAGGCCCATGCTTGAGATTAATGGTCCTCAAAATTCAGATGCATGGCTTCGCGCGCGCTGTGGGCGAATTACCGGCTCAAAGTTGGCCGATGTGTGCGACTTCGTTTTCAAGGGAAGCGCCGCGCGGGGCGATAAGGCTGTGTTCCCTGGTGCCAAGCGCAAGCTCTACTGGAGGGCCTGCTTGGGCGAGAGGCTGACCGGGCAGCTTGCGAACCATTGGTACTCGGAGTACATGGCGCACGGGGAGCGGGAAGAAGAGCCTGCCCGGATGTTCTACGAGAGTATCACGCGAACTATGGTGGTACCAGTCAGTTTCGTTGTCCATCCAGATTTCCCGTGGACCGGCGCATCGGCGGACGGACTTGTTGGTTCCGATGGTGTGCTGGAGATCAAGAATCCCAGCACGGAAAAGCACATTCTCTACTGGGAAGATGGTTTGGTTCCAGAGGAGTATATCCCGCAGTGCGCTTGGGAGATGGCGTGCGTTGGCCCGGAGCGCCGCTTCGTCGATTTTCTCAGCTTCGACCGGCGCATCCTTGACCCGAACCTGTGCTATTTTTTGAAGCGCACAGGCAGAGATGAACTTGAATGGGACATTCCCATCCTGATTGGCGGCAAGGCGGAGTATCGCAAGCTGACGGGCGAATCGGTGATCGATTACTTCACGGAACAGGCCGTGGCCTTCAATGCCGAGATTGAGGCATTTTTGGCAGAGCACAACGCGAAGACGATTGCCCCGTTCCCGGTCGATCTGCGAGAAGAGGAAACTCCGGAGGCGGACTACGACCCAGCCAAGCCCTTCGCCGAGCAGGATTTTGGATTCCTCGACAACACTTTGGCAGATGTACCGTAACCACGAAAAGGAAGGATAAGACGATGGCAGATACGAGTTTGATGATGATTCCACCGACAATGACGGGCGTGATTCTGTTCGCTCCCGGCAAAGCTGATGAAGTGCTGGCCGAGATCAAAGAGAAGGCCCGCGCGGAAGCGGCGAAGCTCGATATTTCAACCAAGGAAAAGCGTGAGGCTCTTGCGGCTCTGGCCTACAAGATCGCCCGCACCAAGACGGCTACAGACAAGATGCGCCTGGAATTGGTCGCTGACCGCAAGAAGGAACTCAGGGCCATTGATTTGGAGGGTGCCCGCATATGGAATGAACTTGAAGCCCTCCAAAAGGAAGTGCGCCAGCCTCTCACGGAATGGGAGAACCGAGACAAGGACCGCATCGCTAAGCATGAGGCGGCGATTGTTGACCTTGATCTATCCGGCACGCAAACTCTACAGCAATGGCAAACTATGCCTCTTGAGGCCATGAGGGCATGTCTGTTGCATTTTACCCAAAGATTTCCTGCTAACTACGACTGGGAAGAGTTTGGCTCGCGTGGATCGCTGGCCGTCAGAACGGCGACGGATAAGATCACCGAAGCTATCCAAAAGCGGCAAGCTTATGACGCCGAGCAGATTGAACTGGCGCGGCTGAGAGCGGAAGCCGCCGAGCGCGCGCAGCGTGAACGGGAAGAAGCGGCAGCAGCCAAAGCCAAGGCCGAGGCGGAAGAGAAAGCGCGCCATGAAGCCGAAGAAGCCGAACGCAAGGCCAAAGCGGAGCAGGAGCGGATTCTCCGCGAATCTCAGGAGCGCGAGGCCAAAGCGCAACGCGAAGCCGCTGAGAGGGAAGCCGCAATCGAGCGTGAGCGCGCGGCTGCTCAAGAGCGCGCGGAGCAGGCCGAACGGCAGAGGATTGAGGCGGAGGCCAAAGCCAAGCGGGATGCGGAGGCGGCGGCGAAAAAGGCAGAGCAGGAGAAGCAGGCGGCAATTCGCGCCGAACAGGAACGTGCGGAGCGTGAGCGCAAAGCGGAGGAAGAAGCAGAGCGCAAGCGGGCTGCAAATCGCGCCCACGCAGCGAAGATCAACAATGAGGCGAAGGCTTGCCTTCTCAACCATACGAACCTGACGGCCGAGAATGCAGAAGAAGTCATCAAGGCTATCGCTAAAGGCCTGGTGTCGCATGTCTCAATCCAGTACTAGATTTGACTTCCTCGACGCTGGGATTGATGCGCCGTAGTTTCAAAACCGTTGCATAATGTAGGGGATGCGACAGGAGAAGATCGTGAAGGAATTTCGCTGCTGGCGCTACAAATGCGATTACTGCGGCAAGAACGGCCACGGAAAGCACGCGATGAGAGAGCATGAAAAGGGCTGCACCATGAATCCGTCGCGGATCTGCCGGTTTCATAAGGTCGTGACTGGCGAAGAATTTTGCGTAGTTCCTACGATAGCCGAGATGCTTGATTTACTGAAGGCGCATCAAGGAGATAGCGATCATGGATTGAAGGCGCTTCGGGAATTGGTGGATAACTGCCCGACGTGTATTCTAGCTGCACTCCGGCAATCTGGACTTTGCAGCTACCACGGGGAAGGCGAGGACTATTGTCCTCCGCTTATTGGCACTGAGGAATTTGACTACGAGAAAGAGCACGCCTCGGTCTGGGCTGATGTGAACCAAGCCAAAGCGGAAGCCAACGCGCACGATTATGACTATTACTGATGCATAATGTAGGGGATGCGATGTCGCTACTGCAAAACCGATGGCCTCACCCGCAAGCACACCCCTACAGGTGCCCGTCTGTTCTACGCCTCCGGGTTTATGCACCTGTGCCTGGGGTGGCGGCGCAAGATTGCAAAAGAGATCGCGCTTTACAAGCGGGCGGCGTAGGGTATACTTGATTCAGACTCCGCGCCAGCGAGTTACAACCCCGGCTTGCTACCGGGGTTAGGCAAGGGGGAGGCCCAAAACTCCCCTTTGCTGCCTTTTTTGGGAAAGGATCGTGACCGACTTGTCAGAACGATGGCAGCAATGGATGCCGTTCCATATCGACCGATTTCGCGGCTCTCCTGATGTCCAGGCGATGCACCCGATAGCCAAGCTGGGATACCTCATGCTGTTGGCTTCGCAGTGGCAAACCTCCGATTGTCTAATCTCATCCGATCCAATCGACCTTGCGGCGGCATCCAGCCTAGGTGATAAGCTGTGGGCGCAGCATGGCCCGCGCATCCTCCGCAAATTTGAGACAATCGACGGAAAGCTAAGGAATTCAGTGCTTTACATCGAGTGGATGGAGGCTAAGCGTGTGTTCGAGGCACGACAAGCGTCCGCTCACCGCACGAACATCGTACGGTCACCGTCACGGTCACCGTCACGGTCAGCCGACACACAAACAGGAACAGGAACAGGAACAGGAACAGTAACAACTACAGAGAAGAAACAAAAACCTTCTCGCGCAAAAAAACTGCGCGAGTTGCAAGCCAAACCTCCCTGCAAGACGGACATTAGGAATTGTGATTCGCAAAAAGGCGGCGTAAATTCCCTCTTGGAAATATGTCAAACGATCAGGAACGAAGATGACCGGCGCGAATACAACCGCCAGAAGCAGGCCGAGTCAAGAGCTAGGAGAAAGAAAACAAAGGCGTCAAAACAACGTGTCATTGACAGTCAATCATTGTCAGCAATGTCAGCACATACAGAAGCAGAAGCAGATACAGAAGCAAAAGAACAAAAACCTTCTCCGAAGCCGCGCAAGCGCGGCTCGGAGGAACCAACTAAAACTGCTTTAGCCAAGGATCGACATGACGAGTTCAAATCCATCGTTAAAGAGTATTGGGATTCAAAAAACAAGGGTATACAGATGCCGTGGGCTGGGCCGGAGGGCAAGCAACTTGAAATGTTTTTACGGGCGGCTCCGAACATCACAGCAGAGCAGTTTCGGGGATTTCTTCGCAACCGTTTCAAGTCCGAGGTTAATCACGGGGAAAGGCCGTCCCGATGGCTGCCGTGGGTCACAAGTTACGGGGCGGGACCAGTAGACAAGTTCGGCAAGACAATCCACTCACAGGAGAATAGCAATGGCAGACCTGGAACAAATCAACCAAGCGCAGCTCGACAGCGCGTTGACAACAACCGAAGGGCGCTTGCAGAGGCGGCTATCAAACGAGGATGGATTACGGTTGACGGCGCTAATGGAGCAACTCCAGCGCCGATACCCGAATCAGGACAACGCGGCTTCGATAGCGGAATACCTGACGGACCTCGAACAGTTGAGCCTGAAGTTCTCGCTCCAGAGAGTCGAAGAAGCGATAGCGGCCCTGCGCATTGATCCAGCGCAGGAGTTTTTCCCAAGCCCAACCGATGTCGCAGCGCAGATTCAGAGGCAAAAAGGCGACCGTCTCGCACGGCGCATGGAGCGCGAGGCTGTGGAGTTTATCGAATCAATGAACACGGCTAGCGAGAGGCATAACAAATTCATGTGCGAATGGGAAGCGTCCGGGTTGAGTCTCGCTGATTTCTGCGGAGGCCGTAGACGATGAAAAGCGCCGGAGGATAGCCATTGCCCTGCGAGCCGCTGGAGAGAATCTACGCGGCGGACAGATGATGGCTGAGGAGATCGTCACGCAGCTTGGCGTGGCGCTGAAGGGCATCAAGAAGAGCAATGGGAAATGAGCAAGAGCGCACGAAAGGAGAGCAAATGATTTACTGCCAGAAAATCGTTATCCGACCGGAGGATATGGATGAGCGGGGCCGACTGCGGTCGAACACCTACTGTATGCGACCAGTCGGCCACAAAGGACCGTGCACCCCAGAATTGCAGCCGGAAGACCGGCAGGCAGAGCGCATGAAAGAGGAGAGCCTGTGAAGCCATGTGCTGTGCGAACGCTGCCATATTCTCGCGCACGGAAAGGCCCCGCGCAAATGAGCCTGTACTACGACCATGCCGGGATTCAGATTCATTTAGGCGATTGCAGGTTAGTTCTGCCCACGCTGCCCAAGCGCCGCCCCGGAACCAGGAGGAAGCCGTGATCGATAAATCAACGCCAGGCGTCTGGGTCTACCCGGATGGGCGTGAGGTAATCCAGACGAAGACCCTCGCCGGCAGAACACTCATGGAGCAGCGCCGCTTTAAGGCATGGGACGAATCAAGGGGCGTCTGCTGCCTGTGTGATAAGGCGGTGCATATCTGGTGTGCCACGCTGGAGCACAAGACAGCTAAGGGATCGGGCGGCTCGAAGCACGACGACCGGCAAAGCAACCTCGGAATCAGCCATTTTGCCGGAAATGTCCGGCGCGGTAGTATGTCCTTAGAGAATTATATGCAGTTCTCTCTGGAGGAACGAATTGCTTTCTGCCAAGGAACCGTACCGCCAAAATGGATGATAGCCAAGTGCCGGGGAGCCGTTGCAACGGCAGAAAGGAAGCCATGACAGACAAGCAACTAATTCGTCTATGCCGCAGTTTTCGGTATGGGTTGATTGGCAGACGCGAAGGCAACATGATGTGCCGCTTTGGTTTCACAAAGACAAAGGCGATGAGGGAAAGCGAATGACTCACTCAGAGAGAATGTGCAGGAAGATTGACGCCGACTGCTCCATCCAAGAGGAGCGCAACTATCGGCAAAGGCGCGTGTGGCGCTGGTGGGTTTATGACGGCCATAAAAGGGTCATTGGATGCGGAGCATTCAAGAGCAAAGCGTGGAAACAGGCTTACGGAAGACTTTATGGGCAGGCGATGAGGGAGGAAGCATGATCTTCTATGACTGGTCAGGTGGCATGGAGTCCAGCGCGATGCTTGCGCTTGATCGTGAGCGCATCCGGGAGACTGGGGCGATTGTTCGGTTGGCAGACACAGGGAAGTACGTCCCTGAATTTTACGAATCTAAAGATCAAATCGAGCAGATACTTGATTTGAACATTGTCACAGTTCCCCGCCGCATCGACTTTGACACCTACTTGTTTGAGCGAGGAGGAATGATCCGAAAGGGCACGAATGATTGCAGTCGAAAGATGAAACGCTCTAACCTTTCGCGGCACATGCGGAGCTTCGAGAAACCCTACGAGGTCAATTTGGGGTACAACGCAGACGAGCAAGAACGAGCCGACGAGTGGATAGCCAGAAACGAGCGACAATGGCTCCGCTGGGGATTCCCTCTCATTCGAGATGGCGTGGACCGGGCTGCATCTTGGGATGTGTGTCGCAAGGCGGGATTTACTGTCCTTGTGCGCGTCTATGAGCGCGATGGAAGGATGGACTGCTTTATGTGTGGCAATCAGACGCCAGCCCAAGCTATCAAAGTCATCAAGCACCATCCCGCCCAAGCGGAAGAATGGAAGCAGATGGAGGCGCGTAAAGGTCATTCCTTTATGCCAATTCCGCTGGTAGTTCTCCAAGAGAACTACGAAACAGGTGGACCTTTATTTGCAAATCTGCCCCCCGTTAAGTGCGCCTGCTTTGGCGGGAACGATGATGCTACTGGAGAGGAAGAGGAAGCATGAAGATTGGTACAAAGTCGGTTCTGTTTGGGGCGCATTGCTTCTTTTTGCATCCCTGGTTTGTGGCGCTCGGATGGTGGAAGCTCTACGGATTTCCTCTTGATCTGCGTCTCTGGTTTGCCTTTTTTTTGCATGACATTGGCTACTTGGGCAAGACGAACATGGATGGACCGGAAGGTGAGCGGCACGTGGAGGTGGGCGCGCAGATTATGGCGCGTTTATTCGGCAAAGAATGGGGAGACTTTTGCCTCTATCATTCCCGCTACTACGCGAAAGCGAATGGCGCTCAACCATCTCGATTGTGCTTTGCCGATAAGCTCTCTTTCCCGCTCACTCCGCGATGGCTTTATCTCCCCGCTGTCAGTATTACCGGAGAGATCAACGAATACCTGAAGAATGCTCAGAAGGCAGATAGTGGGCACTGGAAGCCTACGGAGTATGACAAGCAACTATGGCATCGGCAATTATGTGAATACATGACCAAATGGGTTGAAGAGCACAAGGAAGGCGCTCACGACACTTGGACGGACTCAAATCGTCACGCGAATACGGAAAGCGGGGTTTGGCAATGAAGCGCAAACAGACACCCGAAGGGGCTTTGCAGCGGCTCGTTCTCGATTGGCTTACGGCAAAGCACATCTTTAGTCTTCGCATGAACTCGGGCACGCTCATCAACCAGGCTGGCAGGCCAGTGACGTTCGGAATGCCAGGCTGTGCCGACATACTGGCATTCCCACAACAAAACATAGGCGGAAAATTCTTCACCTTACCGTGGTTTATTGAGTTAAAATCGCAACATGGAAAACAATCAGAACTCCAACGATCCTTTGAGTGTCACGTTAAAAGCGAAGGGATTGAATATACCCTTGCAAGGTCTCTTGATGACCTTGACGGACCCCTCGTATGCTTCAAGTCTGATGCGCTGGGCAAGAAGGATAAAAGCTGACGGGTGACCTACAACGCCGAGTTCGCCGCGTTCCTGCTCGTGGGCGTGGGCCTGTGCCGGGCGCTGGTGCGGGCGGGCATTCAGAGAGGATGGTGGGAGTGATGCAACTGAGTCCGCACTTTTCTGACCAGGAATATGGCGTCGTGGGCGCATCGCCACAGGTGATCGCCAACGCCACTCAACACGCCAACGTCCTCATGGAGCCGATCCGGGCGAAGTTCGGGCCGGTGAACTGCCATGACGGCCTACGTACGCCGGCTGAGAACGCGGAATGCGGCGGGGTGAAAGATAGCCAGCATCTCTTCCTCGGAGAAAACAGCGCCCTCGACTTCGACGCCCTGCCGAATCCCTACCAGGCCGTCTTCGACTGGATTCGCCTTGAGAGCGGGCTGCCGTTCGACCAGGTGATTCTTGAGTACCATCCAGGCACACAGGAGCCGCGATGCGTCCACATCAGCTACAATGGAGCACTTACCACTCAGCGCCGGGAAGCGATGACAGGGGACACCAACGGCCAGAGCGGCTACACGGCGGTTGCAGTAGGACCAGTCCAGCAGGGCATCGCGTCCTAGAACGGCGCTGAAATCCGCCGCGATTTTCTTTACATGGCTCGCGGCCAACCACGCGCTACTGGTTCTTAGGCAGCAGCGGGAAGTGCCATATCTTCGGCATCTTCGGTTTGGTTCTCGTCACGGTGAGCACCAGTCCCGGCATGAGCGTTGCATTTCCGGTAACCGTCGAAACCCGGCAGGCCCTCATGGTGGACCTGGCGAGAGTTGAACTCGCGTCCGATTACGATCTGTGCAGCGTTTGACATGCTTACCTTCGGGGCGTTTCCGCCTCCACCACTCGGTGTGAATCGCACCGAGACACTTTTTTCGGTAAGACGAGCCACCGATGCTCGCCAGAATCCCATGCGCATCCTGGAATCAACTTACATTGGTGCGGCGATATGCGATGGGAGTGTTGAAGATACCAATGCGGACAAATCGACAGCCACACTGCTAAAATCAGCTTCATAATCACGATCCCCTTTCTCTGTTCTACATCCTTATGCCATAGGCACGATTGCTTGCCTGAGTTTTTCCATATGTTCGCTTTTGCCGAGATACTTCTCATGAGAGATGAAGGTAAAGCAGTATTTTTCGCCTTCGTCCTCTTCATTGCGGTAACAGAACATGGCCCCCATTGGCATCTTGTGCTCCAAGCAAATAGCGATGATTTGAATCATGAGCGGTGCGATCTTTTCGTCGTACACGTTTTCCAAGTCAAAATTCTTCATGGCTGTTCTCCTTTCCGGTTACGCTCCGGTAACGGTTAAGCCTCAACTCCAAGCGCCGCATAAGCGCACGTTTCGCAGAATTGCCCTTCTTCGTCCACCTGGGCATCATGGCACTCGCAGCAGAGCGGCCGGCAATCATCGCACCGCCGCTCGCCCAGGTGCCGTTGCAACGCCCCTTCCAAGACCGCCGCGCCGCAATGCTGGCAGTACTCCACCTCGTCATCGCGGGCTGGGCGGTCGTCGTCGATTTCATGGCGGATGGGGAGATCGCAAACTACAGCTACAGTTTTCATTGCTTCACCTCCACAATCTCAACGATGCGAAACGGCCAAACATGTCCGCATTCGTCGCATTTGCATGATTCCCACAGCGATTGGCCGTGCAAGAGCACTTGCTCGGTACGGTCAAGCCAAGGGTCATAGCGGGAGCCATCGGCATTGAGCGCGATGTAGTTCAGGCTTCCGCACATCGGGCACTGGTCAAGTCTGCTCATGGCGTTCCTTTCAATCGGGTTGGTGCTACTCTTTGGGCGGATCGGGGAGCTTCACGCGAAGAACAGCGGATTTGGCAAACTCGAATGCCGCAACGCGCTCCTCGCACTTTTCGGAGCCATCGTCGGGGTACTGAGACAGATTGCTCTTGCGGATGCCAATGCGATCCCATTCATCGAGCGATTTCCATAGGCACCCCATCCGCACCCATCGGCTACCATCCTGGAAAACCATGGCCCAAATTTCGTAGCTATACATTCCAGTAAAAACGCGCAACGAGTGAACTTTCTTGCCGCTCAGGAAGGCACCGCGCAGGTCGGCACCGCTCAGGTTGGCACCGCGCAGGTCGGCATCGCGCAGGTCGGCACCGCGCAGGTCGGCACAGCTCAGGA